TACCTCCTCTTTTGGTATAATGCAGCATACTCCTGATCGTATCACGATCCAGACACGCGACGCTTCGACCCAAGACCTCACAGTTCCTGAAGGAACGCTTCAAAAAGGTGACCTCCTCGATTCGACGAATCTTTGGTGGAGCAATGTCATCCTTATCATCACTCGTGTACGTCAAGCCAAACTTCTTGAACGCATCAGTCATCGTGTGTTGATTGAAAAAGCCGACCGCCCTTGGCGCAATATTCAACAAGTTGTCATCTCCATACATCAGCAAACGAACATTCTCCTCAAATCCATTCAGCGCCTCAACAGGCGTCCTGTACTGTCCCCGGGTGCACTCCATCCAACACAAGCGGAAGGCAATCATGCCAAAAACCGAATTGATGATGGTTGTCATGGGATTACCAGAAGGCATTCCATGGTCCATCTCGTAGATGTAACGCCCAGATGCTCGCAATGGCTGCGAGATTGTGATGGACATCACTTCAAGCGCATTCAAATCGGCTTGCGAACTCAAACAAGTCAGCGCATTCAAGACCTCCATGGTCGCGTATTTCAACTGGCACGTCTGTGATGCATCAAAAGCGGAAAAGTCACCTGCGTTGACGTCTGGACCAAGTTGTGTGACGTAACGCTTGACAAGCTCCCACTCACGACTGTACACATTCACACCAGCTGAAATTTCATTGTAGATACGCGAACCAATCAAATCATTGCAAACAGCCCCATAATACATTCGTTTCAAAATCGTGTCTGGGAGATCACTCCCAGAAATCAGCCGCGTAGAACAAGACTCAACCTTTGACAACGGACGACACTCGTCCTTCAACAATTCAGTATACACACGTTCCTCATACACCTCAAGATTCTCCGCCTTCACACGCATCTCATCGACCTTCGCAAACAACTCTCTCGCAATCGCAGTGTCCAAAACATAATCCCCCTCAGATCCGAAGATCTCTCTTTTCCCATGCTGCACCCGAGGGTCCAGCCGGTAAGAGAAGCCTGCAGAAGTCTGACGTGGAATGGGGCCCAGGTTTTTCAAATCTGGGCGACCAACCACAGCTTCCTGCGGAGTCAACTTCATCCCCTTGTGCTTCATGTGTGGCATCAGCTTTCGTATGACGCTGTGCACTGTGTGCTGAAGCAATTCCGGGTCAATCGACTTGTTGTAGGACTCTTGTTTGAGGTGCGCAAGGTCCAAAGGGACCTTGACGCCCTCCGGCGTGAGCGTCTTTGTCAAGCGTGCTGGCGCCTTCACCACATCACCAAGCTCTCCATGAAGAGCCGACTCAATGATAGAAGACTTTTTCGGTTGGAAGACTGGAGTCTCC